TCCCCTAAACATAGCCAAGACCTTCTTAAACCGCCTGAAAGACCGCTACAATCAACGGGATGAAATCATAGAATGTACCGCAGTAGACCCGTTCATTACACAAAAGAAAAAATCAGCACAGGATAACGCACTTTTCAAGCTAAAGCACAAGCAGGAAATCCAACAGGTACAACAGGAGAGCGGCGTACAGACAGAAGAATTTGGCGACTTTGACTTAGACACCGAAGCAGACATAAAAGCATCCTACGGTTACAACTACAAGGAACGTGAGGAAATAATCATGGAGAACCTTATAAACATCGTTTTCTATGAGAATAGCTGGAATGATGTTATCAAGGACAGGATAATGGACGACCTGATTTATTGCGGGTATGCCGGAACAAAAACATATATCGACGGGACAGGTAGAATAAAGATAAAATTCATCAAACCTGAAAACCTGATTACCTCTTATAGCGAGTGGAACGACTTTAGAGATTGGCAATATTTGGGAGAGGCTTATTACTTATCTATTATGGAAGTGCGGTTGTTATACCCCGGAAAGATAGGCGAAAAAGAATTGTATGAACTATCACAAACATTAGTAGGCCAATACGGGAATCCGAGTTCAAAGATAGAATGGAAACCTTACTTCACTAATTCTATTGCACGCCCTTACGATGCGTGGCGCGTACCGCTGGCAGAAATATCGTTCAAAACGCTGTATAACATTGATAAAAACTTAGTAACCGATAAGTACGGAAAGGAAATAGTAGCATCCCCGGAATATACGATCAACGGGAAGGTAGTAACCGATGCCAAGCCTTTAACATCTAATCCTTACTACGTAGAATATATCGGTGTGTGCATTATGGACACCGAACATGTTTTACAATGGGGCTTATCTAAGAACATGGTTAAGCCCGAAAATAACCTACAGGAAATCATAAGCCCATTCACGTTATACATGTATGACAATACAGAAATGACGAATAAGCCATTGATGGAAATGATTATCCCGCACATCAAGAAAATGACTATCTATGAGTTACAGCAGTTAAAGATTGTTGCTGCAGCCGCACCGGATGGTTACGATATTGATGTGGCCTTAATGAGTGACATATCGCTTGATGGGGGGCAGTCTATTATGTCGCCCGTAGATTTGTACACCGTGTATAAACAAACAGGTATCAGGTATTATAAATCAATTCCCGACGAAGGTATTGAAGGAGGGCAACGCCGCGTACCGATTCAGGCTAACAATGTCCCGTTTTCAAGCAAGTTGGAAGAATTAGGTAATTTAAAAGGGGCGGAACTATTGGCGATTACCAACCTGATATCAAATGAGATCGACGCGGGGAATATCAGGAATCAGGCAATCACCCAAAACACCGTTGAGGAAGCCAAGAAAACAGGCGAATCAACCTCTAACTACATCTATAACTCATTCCTGAATATCATGCAGCGCACCGCAAAAGTAGTGCAAATGAGGGGTTGGGACTTACTGCAATACGGTAAGAAATTCGGTATCCAATATTATGACGGTTATAGGCAGGCATTAGGAACAAACCGTATCGAATATTTAAAAGCCGAAGCAACCGACGATTGGAGTAAAAGCGCGTTTGACGTGCAGATAAAAACCATTATCGGCGATAAGGATGCAATGTTTTTGGAGAACAATTTAGAGAATGCGCTACAGCAACAAACTATCACCCTTGCAGACGCGATTGATGTTAGAGAATATGCCCGTACAAATATCAAATGGGCTTCGTATGTATTGGCTCAACGCTTAGATAAACGCGCTAAACAAAAGCAAGCCGAAGCAATGGCGCTATCGCAACAAAATACGCAAAGTGTGGTAGCAGGCGCGCAGGCTAAGACACAAGGCGAAATGCAATTAGCAGGCTTGCAGGAACAGAATAAAGCGGCGGATGATTTGAGAACCAGGGAAACGCAACTTGTCGTCGAGCAAGAAAAGTTTGCCTCAATTTTAAAGGTTGAAATTGCAAAATCAATATTAGCTGTTCCCGGCAAGACAATGGCAGACATTCCGTCCTTTGTATTTGAAGGTTTACCAATGGCTAAAGCACTTGACCATGCAGCGTTAATGCAATACTTACAAACCATGCAGGAAGCTCAACAAGTGCAGGCTCAACAGGCACAACAACAAGCCGACCCTAACCAACAGCAGCAAGACCTTAATCAACAAGAACCTCAACAAGCAGCATAAATGCCAACAACACCATTAACCCCAGAGCAAAAGGCACGATGGAATCGTTTTATAGACTTCGTGCAGGAACAGAAAGTTAACCCCGCAGTACTTGACCAACGTAATAAACAAGTTGGATTAGGGCTATTGCAAAAGTTCAATATGACCTTCCCAAAAGATGCGTTACCGTTAGAAATAATCCCACAGGTGCAAACTGATTTACAGAATTACCGTACCAATTTAATAAGCCAATGGAAGTCGGGAAAGATAGCACCGATTGAGGGTGTAAAAACAGAGGCGGACATTATGCCTAACATAAGCCCGGTTGATAGTTGGCCGGGTAGTAAAACGCTTTCGTCACGTTTCCCAATAGCCAAAACAGATACGAAAGATTACGGCACTAACGTCGATCAATTTGACAAAGATCACGGGTTAGTTTCCACAAAATAGCAACTCAAAAAACCATCAAATCTTACCATTATTTTTACAATAAAAAAGATTTATGGTAGAACCAGCATTTTCACCTTTTCCAGCCAACGCGGTTTATGAACCCGTAGTTGAGACTGTAGAAGAAACTCCGGTGGTAGTGAACGCCGAAGTTGAAACACCAGTAGTAGAAACACCGACACCGGAAGCAGTTATTGAAACTCCAATTGCAGACCCGGTAATTGTCGAAACACCCACCACAGTTGAGGTAATAAAAGAAGTTGAAAAGATTGTCGAAAAGTACCCCGAAATGGATGAGTACACCGGGCAAATTTTTAAGGCTTTAATGGAAGGCAAAGAAGAAGAATTGCTTAATTATCTTTCGACCAAACACCGCAATTATCAAACCATGTCGGACTATGACGCGGTTAAAGAATCGTTACGGTTAAAGAACCCGAATTGGAGCGACGACGACCTTGATTTAAAGATTGAAGTGCAATACGGCGACATAGCTAAAATCGATTTAACAAAGATCAGCGAGGCCGACAGCCCGGTAGAATACGCCGAAGCAGTTGAATACAACAAATCAGTTGATCGCAACCTGAAATTACTTCATTTAGACGCCGTAGAAGGCCGTCAGGCACTCGAAGCAAACAAAAAGAACATTACACTACCAAAAATAGAAACACCCGTTGTAGAGGCTCAAAAACAACCGACAGCCGAAGAAATAGCGCAGGGACGCGCAGCTTGGGAATCGCTTGTTAATGCAGAAGTTCCAAAGGTAAAGGAGTTCAGTTGGAAAGTTGGGGATGACGAGAATGTCACCTTCAAAATTGACGACAAGGAACTTGCTGAAAACGTGGAACTAATGAAGAACCTCAACAGCAATTCATTGGCTTTAGACTTAGGGTGGATGGATAAAGACGGAAAGCAGGATATTGGTAAAATCGCCGGGGATGTGCGACTTATCAAGAGTATCAAGCAAATCGTCGCTTCCGCATACACACAGGGTAAAACAGCCGGGGCGAAGGGAACCGCCGCAGAGATCAAGAACATTGATTTAAGCAACAAATCCCAATCAACAGTTGCGGCGACACCAACCGACATAGGAGTTCTTGGGTTCTCGCATTTAAATCCAAAATAATTTAAAAAAAGACTAAACAACAATGGCTACACCATCAACCATCCCCGCAAGTTTCTCCGCACCGCAGATTACACGGTACGGATTAATCAACTCCCTGAACGTTATTAACGTTACAGCATTTGGAGAAATCGTTCAGAAATTCGGCTTCGTACCCTATATGGGCTTAAATGAATTGGCCGGGAACGAAGAAAAATCAGATAACAAACAGGTACGCTGGTACGAAGAACATGGACGTGCTATGTCGTTTGTTACCGCGGCAGGCGCAGTATCAGGAGCAGCAGGCGCACCTATCACAGTACATGTTGGCGCAGGCAATTATTGGGCAAGCGGAACATTATCTATGCCGTCAAACGGTATGCTGTTTCGTAACGCACAGACCGGCTCAATCGGGCAGGTGTCAAACGTTAACCGTACTGTACCGAATGACCATACCTTTACGCTTACCCCAACCACAACAGCGCAATCAGTTTCTGTATCAGCAGGTGACGAGTTGTTAAGCCTTGGTTTCTTTCAGGTAGGCGGCGCTTCGGATGTTACCGAAACACAAATCCCAACCATTGACCGCTATTCAAACTATAACACCGAACTACGGTGGGATACCACTTTGGAAGATTTGGCAATGATGGAAAAAGTGGAGTTTGCCTGCAACGGCAGCCACACGTTCTTTACTTTCCAGCAGCAAAAAGACGAGCTTCGTCAATACCTGCAACGCGAGTATAACCTGATGAACTCTACCCAATCCAACAACCTTTCATACGGTACATCAACCAATGAAAGCGGTATGGACGGTGTGCTTGCACAGGTTGCCGCAAATGGGCAGTCATTGAACTACAGCCAGTTCGGCACACAAACCGTTATGGCACAGGTTGACCGTATGCTATCAGCAGTAGGCGCTCCGGGCGAATATGATGTATTGGCGGCTAAGTTGCCATTTCAGGACATACAGAACAGTATTGCCAATGAAATCAACAACGGCGCTATCATCTACGCAGAGGGAACTCCGCAGGCTGACGGTTACGACATCAAGGCAAACTTTAAGTCGATCACCATGTACAACCGTAAACTGAACTTAACTAACTATCAGATTTTTGATGAGCAGTTTATGTTCGGCGCAAGCGGTACAGGTACACAATCAAATCTTTCGCTTTGGGTGCCACGCGGTAAAACAACCGGCTTGGGACAAAACGAAAAGACACAGGTAGTAGTGCCACGTATGTGCATGACTTACCAGCAGGTTGCCGGCACTAACAAATGGCACATGTGGCAATCAGGTGGATACGCTGAAACTCCTAACGGAACAATAGCTAACGCCTCTTACCATAACATAGCATACTTCGGTGTGAAATTGTATGGCGCTATCCAATACCTGACCACTTTCAGGCAATAATTTCATAAAGGGGCGTGGTAGTGAACGCGCCCCTTTTCATTAATTTAACATAAACAATAAAAATGGCAACAGCAACAGTAGCCCCAAGACGTCCGGGCAATCCTAATTTCGGAAAGAGAAAATCAGAAGATCAAAAACTATCCGAAGATTTAAACAAGCAATATATTTTTCAATTGCTTAAAGAACACCACAGATCAAAGCCTATTACTTCCAAGTTTGGAGAAGCAGGCGGAGAGATTGAAAGCCCTTATCAGCCCTATTATGGGGCTGTTAATTCGGGGCTTGCATGGGATCCAGAATATGTCCCTAAAGGCAAAACCACTAAAGGCGGAACACGCAGATGGCGGTTTTTATATGGCTACCCTTCCATTTGGGTTGACGAGCAAGTTGACCCTGAACCATCAAAAGAAGATTTAATTTCTGACAGGAACGACCTCAAATTCCGTAATGGCGTATTGAGGGTTTTTGGGCATGAGCAAACTAAGTTACAAGCATTGATGCTTAACGATGCGTTTTCCGGATGCGTTCGTAAACTTAAAAACATCCCTGCCGAATACCAATTGTTAGACCAGGATAAGATCGACAAAGAAGTATTGGAGGCTATTGACGACGCGTTTGAAGCAGAGAAAGCAGCAAGGGAAGCAACCATTGAAGAAATGTACGCAGTGGGGATGTTCTTTGGCTTAGATATGACCAAATCAGACGATGCCATACGTAAACAATTTATCGTTAAGGCGCGTACCAATCCGAGCTTATTTAACAGGGAATTTTTAAACCCTAAAAACAAATACAAATACTTCTTTAAGATTGCCGTTGACGATAATTACATATCAGGAACAATGGTTCCGGGCAAACTGCAATTAGTAGAAGCAAACACGCCAATACTGGATTTAAAAACCGAAGATGTAGCGGAAGAGTGCGCAATGTTAGCGATGGGTAATGACAGTAAAGCACTGGCCTTGTACGATAAACTTGTAAAAAAATATCGCGGTGAATAATTGTTAATTATTTACTATCTTTATATTTCATAATTGTGGTTTTTAGGTTTATAATTTGAACCCCGGCTTGCATGGCTGGGGTTTATTTTTTATCTCGATTTTTTTATATACGCGGAATTGCGAAAAGTAGTATATTTGAATATGGAAAAAATAACCGAAGAGCAATCGCAAAATATGGTTAACTCTATTATGGACGATTTACAAAAGATAGGGGTTTTAGAAAAAGCTAATCCCAATCAATTTAAGGACTTTGGTCTATTCATACCGCAAGGTAAAAGGTTAGATGCGCATAGTCCAGCTAAACGTAGAATTAACTGGACAAAAGATGAATGACGAGATTAAAAAACGCCTAATGAATGATTTAATTTTAGGGGGTGAATGCGCATATAAAACAGAAATAAAAGAAGGCAAGCCACAAATAAAGTATGTAGACCCGTTATCAGATGAACTTCGAATAGCTATTTATAACGCCGAGCATAAAGATTCACAGATACATATTACGCCCATTAAAAAAAGATAACGTCGAAATGCTCCCTTTTCGAAACTTTTTTAGCCCATTAAATTGGGCTTTTTTAGTGATGTATATACCCAAAAACTAAAAACCAACCTACTATCGCAAGTATAATTGCGAATCCTCTAAACCCCCAATAATACGGCGCTGTATTTGGATAACTGAAAGCAGCTAACGTAAATACAATGGTGGATATTATAATCCAAATTTCTGTTATGTTCATGCCATAAGCAACAACAAATACGTGTTATGGTTTTAGTTATATTTGAACGTGAACATAAATACAGTATTTCAGCGATTAAAATTCAGAGCGAATAAATCAGGGTACACGGGTACGATTTCATCCGTTGATTTTAACCTCATGTTCCCTGCCGCAGAATTAAGGTACTACCTTAAAGAATTTGGTAATCAAAACCAATATCAATACGGCAATCCTGTACCTCCTATTTCATACCCCGGCACGTTA